TCAATGCGCTTGCTACTGCGTCTAGACCGTGTGCTTTTTCGTTGGACATATCAAACTCCTAGTTAGAACTGCGAATTAACGCTGAAGTGGCTGTATTGGCTGGCATTGTGATGGTAAACGTAGTGGTAGATGTCTTATCTGACCCAAAATCCAACACCGCAATGGACTTATTACTCTTGCTGGCATTGTAAATCAAGGCACACCGTGCTGTCACTGCTGTTGACCAAGACACATTAGCCCAGTTAACGTAGACCGTGTACCCAGAAGTATTAAGTGCTACCCCGGTCATAACCTCGCCACCTGCTGTATAGCCTGACGCTACAACCTCTCTGAGGGTGCTGTATACCGTGGTAGTCTCATCAAGGTTAGCGTTTGACGTGTACAGGGCAATCTTAATGGTGTCCGTCAGCAGGTTGTGTACCGCTTGGTACACCTCTGCTTTAAACGAAGTTGTCTGGGTTTGGACGATCATTACACTACACCATTATTCTGGGGCAACGGGGCCATACGGTACTGACCACTACGGTACGCATCGCTGCGCTCAAGTCCATCGCCAAGACGTTTAGCCAGCATTAACGCTTCCTTGTACTTACCATCGTAAAGGGCGATTATGTCGGCTTCACCTTTCATGTAGGTGACCGCTTCTACCAGACTTCCATACAACAACACAGAATCAAAGTTGTCACCCAACCAAGTGGTTGTTGCAGTGGTGATGGACTCAGGATAGTAATAGTAGTGAAGTTCTGCGTAGTACTGTGCATCTGGCGTTGGGCCAAGAATAAACGACAACTCGTTGGTTGGTACTGAAGGGTACCCGCAGATGTAGTTGGGCCAAACAAAGCGTAGTACTTAGGTAAGGCTGTATCCGCAGGGGTTGGGTACGCTTCACGAATGAAGTTAACATCCTTGTTCAGCAAGTAATGGTACGTCTCCGTAGCCGTTCCGTAGCCCTCAATCACCGCTAACGAATAAGGCGAAAGGAAGTCACTGGGGCAAGACAGGTACTTGTTGTTGGTTGACAAAATACCCGTTACGTTCTTACGTATTGAAGGGAACTGAATGGTGTTGTAAATGCGCTGCTCTGCCTGCTGAATGAACGTGTTCATATCCGCAGTTGGGAAAGTATTCTCCGTGTAATCAGAGATAGCAATCACTAGAGCAGCGTAGTTCATGCCATTGGGCCCCGGGCCATTACACCTTTAGTAGCTGCACCAGTTCCACGGATTTTAATTCCGTCGGTCTTAGTTGGCTCGTTGCCAGCGGACTTGCTGATAGCGCCAATGCTCACGTCGTAGGTATCCAACTTGCTACGGTTAGGTTCTTTGCCGGGGTTCTCAGCAACAGTTACATTCTTGCCCGACATAGTGTGGGGTTTAGCGTAAAGGCTGGCAGGGCCAACTTCTTTGCCCATGCGTTTCATGCTTTGTGTTGCCATATTAGCCTCGCTTTTGGTTAGCTACTTTAGCCAGACCACGGCCTAACTTCAGCATATCTGCGTCAGTCTTGCCGCCCTTAGTACCTTTGCCACCATGTTGGATGCCAACGGAAGGACCACTATCACCTAGATTTTTGCCTTTGGTTTTGCCCTTAGAGGCTACACCGTCTGCGGATTTTGTAAATGCCATGATTAACTCCTATGAAACCGTAATACTGACTATACCAACATTCGTCGTTGCAACCAAGTAGTTCTGCGTCAACGCAACGTCAAAAAACGATGCCCCACCTACCGGATTCCAACCCCACTGAATATCTCTAGAGCCCCCCGAAGGGTACCCACTTGTGTTTGTGCCCGACGTAACATAAGTCGTGTCGTTGCGCGGATTACGCACAGCCTGTGGATCATCTACTGGAAACATACCCAACTGCAACTGCGGTTGATCCGGCGTCCAGCACTCAGGACACACCATTAAGTTGTACTCTTTAAGCTTAACTATTTCTTTCTTTAGCTGCTTTAGTTTATACCGAAATCCGCATCTATCACATTCGGCTATTGAGTTTTTTCCCGATGCAAACCTATTACCCATGCTGCACCTCAACAGTTTTTGCTGGGGTTTTCATATCTTTTCGTATGTCCTGTAACACCATACGCAAATCTAACCTTGCTTGCATTACTGCTTCTGGTATAGGGTTACCGGGACGTCCGTACATTTTGCCGTTATCCGCACGTAAAGGGTATTCCAGCGCGGCCTTAACTTGGGACTGTTTTACAACAACAAAAGGTTCTATAGCTCGCAGGAACTGTAAGGCTTCTTCGTTGCGGGTTATCCAGCGGTACTGCACAGCCCACCGCCGCGCATTTTCGCCCCGAGTTTCTGTTGTTGTAATACTACCGCCAAAGCGTTTTAAAAACAATTCTAGGCAAGGCTTACTTGTTTGGGTTACTGTAGCGTGGAGGCTAGTACGAAAACCATGTTTACACTTAATTTCTTTTGACTTTTCAACCATGACACAACCTTCTCCATCAAAGAAACCCGCTGCCCATGCTAAAAAAAGTTGCTCGTCCATAACTTAATTTATAAACATCTGACGCGGGACGAACCGCGACGCCGCTGATTCCCTGTCTTCCGTTGCGGCAAGCTGCCATGCTTCATCGTACTGTGCTTTAAGGATGTCCAGCCGCATTGCCCCGTTAGGGACCTTCAGAGCCAAGTAATAAGCCAAACCTGCCACCATGCAGGGTAAGAACCGGAACGGTACATCCATTGTATTTACACCGTTACCTGCATCGTCAATACGGCGCATGCGGTAATAAACTAATTGGTAAGTAGTAGTGTTGTCTGGGGTAGGCCATACTGTCACGCAGGGTAAGTTCTGCGCATATACGGGAGTTCCGTTGATGTGCGATGCCGCAGTGGTGTAAGCCTGTCCACGGTAGCAATATAGAAGCTGAGTACCAGAAACAGCGCCGTAGAAGATAATCTCTGACTCAATCATTACAAAGCCAGATGTAGCCAGACCTACTGTAGTAGCTACACTAATCGTAGTGTCTGTAGCTGTGATTGCGCTTGTCAAAACTGTACCAATAGCTGACCGCTCACCGTCAAGCCGCTGTATCCAAATCTGAATGGGGCGAGCTTGCTGAAGTTTGTTAGGGATCGTAGCGTAGGTAGACACACTAATACGTGTAATTGTTAGGTCCGCTTGTGTCGAGGCAGTGCCTGCGCCAGTACGTATAACGTGCTCTAAAAGGTCTACAGTGTCCACGGGTAGGGCATAAGTGGATAGGCCCGGAGTCAAGGTAATCGTCCCCTGCTCAAACGTCCACATGTTTACACCACGATTGGCCCAGTCAGCAAACAGTAAGTTAAGAGATCGACGAGCCGTCTTCAGGTCATATCCCGAGCGGAGTTCAGAACCCGCACGTTCAAACGCCTCCTCTACCAATTCGGTGAGGTCTAGATTAAACGCTGAGGTTCCTGAACTTGCCATTATCTAAATCCCGCTGTTTTCTTTGCAATTGTTTTTGGCTGTGCTACGAACTGTTTCCCGGCTTTTTTGCCAGCACGCTTCGCACGCGTTGTTGCAGCATACTCACTAGGGCTGAGGCTTTTAATCGCAGCGCTTGGTAGGTATCTTTCACCTGTGTCAGAAGATTTTTTACCACTTTTGGTTCTCCATTTTTGATCGCCCCAATCTTTGAGCGATTTTTGAGGGGCCTTCATACTAGTCACGGTACCCGCCACCTGCGGCTTTATACCGTTTAGCCATAACTTGAGCCTTACGTGCGGACCACTGCCCTGCGCCTGTACCTACAATTGCTGCAGCTTTGACGCTGTTGAAAATCCGTTTGCGTAACTCAGGCTTGGTATAGTTACCCGCCGCATTCACTTTAGATTTTACTTTGCCCCCAGCAGCGTACACCTCGACCTTGTTCGGATCATCCTTACGGGTGATCGTCTTGCCTTTGGGCATCTTGGAAGGGTTGATGTTACCCATACCGCGACTGGCAATCATAGGTACTTACCTCTGGTTTTACCGCGCTGTGCAATGCCGTCGGCACGGCTTGATGCTTTAGAAACAACACTTCCGCCGCGTTTGTAGTTACCAGCAGATTCCCGTGTGTCATCATCAATTTCCGGGTTGCGACCAGCGTACATTTTGCCTTCGATAGACATATTTTTGCTGGTAGCGGACTTTTTCTTAGCCGGGATAATTTCTTCCGTATCTAAATCACCCCTAGCAATACGCTTCTTGGCGTCTTCCGATAGTTCTACTTTGTCACGGCTGTTGGCAACGCGCTCAGCTAAGTCACCAAGGCCAGATTCGTCAACAATCTTTTTACCTGCCCCGGTCTTTTCGTCAATTGCACGGCCTACGGCATACCCAGCTTCTAACGCGCCCTGTCCTAATGCACCACGACCAATGTTTCTAGCTAAGCCACGGCCTCCAGCTTCTATTACTGATCGACGAGCCCCGCCCTTTAAGCCGGACGAATTTACGTTTGCAGCTTTTTTGACTTTGTCCATGTCTTCAAAACTACGCTTTACAACGTCGTCTTTAAAACCGGGTACTTTGTCCCATCTGGTAGCCATATCAGCACATCCCACCGTTTTTCATAGTAACTTGCGTGCCGCGTGTTTTACCCCGTTGGGCGCAACCGTCGGCGCGAGAAGAAGCAGAGCCACCTTTAGCCATTTTCTTTGGGGCGCTAGCCGCTTGTTTTGACGCGCTAGCTGCTTGTTTTGGGGGTGGGGAAACAGGTTCATCTACCGGAGTAGAGTCTGTATATTTGTAGTCTTTAGCCATTAGCACTTCCCACCTTTCTTCATGGTGACTTGAGTACCTTTGGTCAAACCACGCTGGGCAATGCCGTCAGGCTTAGGGCTGGTTTTGATAGCGCCCATCTTGGTCATACCACCGGCTTTGAGGCCAGCGTGAGCTTTGGAAGCAGGCTTAGCCGCATGTTTTGCTAGCGCAGCAGGCATGGCGCTTTTAGCGCCATCTTTTTTCTTTGCCATCATTGCCATGAAGCCGGGGTTCATCTTAGTAGCCATAGTATCGCCGCCTTTCTTGAAAAGCTCCGCAGAGCCTTGGTTGGTTTTTGGGTTGTTTATCTTTTGGAGATCAGCGCGGTTATGGCTGCTCTTAGGGATTTTGATAGCCTTAGCATTGCTAGGCGGGTTCTTTGGGTTCATTGGATTAGCTTTCATCTTCTTTCCTTTGTCAGCGTCATTAAAGTCTTTTCCGACAGACTGTGGGACGCCTACTTTTTTAGCAAATGACGGCGAGTGGGCTATCGCAGCCATGAAATTGTGTTGCTTTTTAGAGCTACTTGGCATATTAAACCTTAATGATCCAGCCTTTGCCAAGCACAAAGCCAACAATCAACATGCCAATCCAGATCAACGCTTTTTCTACAACAGTCTTACCAACTTTTTTATAGAACTCGCCAGACATCTCTTCAATAGCCAGCTTCGCCGCTTTTCTGGCGATGGCTTCTTCGCGGTCTGTCAATGTAATTTCGGTCATATCAGCACTTCCATCTTGCTAGTGAAGCAGCCTTACGGGTAGGCTTGCCTTTTTCATCTTTCATCGGACCGGGCATACCAGACATACGGGCACAGAATGACTTCTTACGCGCACCGCCTTGTGGCTGTGGCGCTTTGAGGTTTGACCCTGTGGCTGCATTATATTTAGCCCTACCTTTGGCAGTCAGCCCCGCCCCTTTAGAGACCGGCAGCTTCTCGCCGCGACCTACTGCAAGGGATGGGGTTTTCTTAGCCATAATAAATCTGCGTTGCGTCGATGTTGGTCATCAACGCATAAATGCCGTTAGCTGCAAGCACGCCCTCGCCCGGAATAACCGGCGCATTACTAAAAGTATCTGTTGAGTCTATTTCATAAGTCATCAACCAGCGCCCGCCGCCACTCACATATGAAGCCGCAGTAGAGGTGATGGACCCGCTATTGATGTCTGTAAGCGTAAATGTGCTTGACGAAGCAACAGTAATAACATAGTTGCCGTCTGTTGCTGACTGACTTGTATTGCTGTCAAAGTGGATGCCAACAACATCGCCTGTAGACAGACCGTGAGCCGTTTTTGTTACCGTTACTGTTGTGCCGGAACGAGCGTATGTAACGCTGGATGTTACCGGAGCAGTGGTGGTGTCAAACAACACTAACGTAGCGTCACTGCCGCTACCAAAAAACGAAACGCCTTTGACGCGATTTCTACCAAGAACAAAAAAACCGCTTTGGTTTAGGTGTCCCTGTTTTACGTCTGTTTGCATCCTCATAATCAATCTCCTTTAAAAACGGGGCCGAAGCCCCTTGAGTTGATTAAGAGTCTGCGAACGGTGTAGCGACAGTGCCGGAACCAATAACATTTCCAGTCACCATGTACTTGTCAGCAGCAATCGCCACAATTTGAATCCATGTGCCAGCAACACCGCCGGTAGTTGTACCGTTCAAGTTGATGAAATCATTGGAAGAACCGTTAGCAGAGAAGGCAACCACAGCGCCAGACGTGTCTGAGTCAATAGACATTACAGCGCCAACGTACAAATCACTGGAACCAGAAGTTGTACCAATCTTCAACGAGCTAGTGGAGATAGTTGTAGGAACCCAGATGGTGTAAACAACGCCTTCGTTGTTCAGTGTATTGGGGTCTTGACCGGGGCCAGACGTAGTTGGGTTGGTAGATACATTGATTGCAGGTAACGTCAATGTCAGTGCAGCAGCCAAAGAGCCGCCAACAGAGATAATGCGACCACCGTGAGCTTGTGGGCTTAGTGTAGTGCTGGTTGTGATTTCAACAACAGAGGCTGGGCCCTGCTGATAAATGCCGCCCAATGAACGAATTGGGCCTTGAAACGTGGTCTGAGCCATGATGTATTCCTTACATGCAAGTTAGGCGTATCAATCTGCATGTCGTCAGCACCGAGAAGAGGGCTGTTTGATACACCGATTTTTTCTCGGTTCCCAAAGAGTAGCACATGTTTAATGCTGTTGCAACTGCTCTTTTTCCCGTCTAGCCAAAAATTTTTCAGGAGTGCTTTTGTGCTTTTGTAAGTTGCATTTGGGAAGCAGTAGCTGCACATTTGCGTCCGTATTTGCGCCGCCCAGCGATAGTGGCACGATATGGTCTAAGTGGTACTTGTCGTTCAAAGGTTTGCCGCAGCAAGTACACAGGCCGTTTTGCCGATTATAAAGCTGTTGCACTATGTCTTTAGACAGTTTTCCTCCGTTTTCCCGTTTCCTTGCGCGGCGTACAGCCGCTTTGACGCGCTCCATACTTGGGTCTTGCTTTCGGTGCTGCTTGCGTTTCTTGTTTATTGCTTGTTGGTTTGCTTGCCTGTACTGTTCGTTTAATTCTCGTTTTTTCTCGGTATTGCTGGCGTTCCACTTCCTTGATGTAGCGTTACGTCTGCCTCTGTTTTGAACCGCCCATTGTGCATGTCGCGCCAGCGTGCATGCTTTACATCTGCCGTCCGTGTAACGCGCACTATCCACTCCGCACTTTTTGCAAAATTTATTCATATTGTGTCCTGACGACATGCATTTTACCCCAATAAAAAAGGCCCCCGAAGGAGCCTTTTCTACAAGCCCAAGGGCTTAGGACGAACCGGGAGAACCGAACATGCCGAGTGGGTCAGACCAGCCGAACGAATAACGCTCGCGAGCCTTGTAACGCACGTTGCCTGTATCGAAATCACCATCCATTGAGTTAGTCAATGCGGTACGCTCAAAGTGCTTCAAGCCGTTAGGCACATCAGTACACAGATACCAACCGTTTGTGTCGGTCAGGTAGTGGTTTACTGAGTAACCTTCAGGGATCGAACCATTGTTCTTCAATGCGTTGATATCGTTATCAGCAGTACCAACACGGAGGTTGGTATCGAGCAAACGAGTAGCAACGAACATCAGAGCAGGAGGAACAATCAGCTTACGTGGTTTAGCAGCGATCAACAGACCCTTTTCATCCACCCAAGCAGCGATCTGAATAACAGCAGACTCCAAAGAAGTCTCGTTCAAATCAGCGCCAGTTGTAGGACGATTGCTGTTGGTTCCACCGTTAACCAGTGGGTGTGCAGTGCTGAACAAAGAAACGCCGTCACCGCCAACATAGCTGGAGGAGAAACCGTTGTTCAGAACAGCAGCAGCTTTAACCTGCTTGGTGTAAGCCATAGCGCGAGCCAGAGCTTTGGTGTAACGAGCAGACAGTGAGTCGTACAAGTTATCTTCCACAGCTTCTTCAGTGATGGAGAAGCCAAGAGCGATAGTCTCGTGGTTGTAGCGAGCCGTGAACGCTTCCTGTGCATTGTCATAAGCAATGGCAGAACCCTCGTTCTTGACTGGCGCTGCACCGAAACCGGCAAGCTTAGTCTCTTCTTCAAAGCTACGCTCAGACGCTTCTGTTTCGTAGATCTCTTTGTGCTCTTCGCCGTAGCGAGCATATTCCAGACCAAACAGTGCGTTCAGACCGGGGAGCAGTTCTTTAAGTAGTTGTGCGCGTGAAATTGCCATGATTTACTCCTTACAGGCCGACGTTATTCAAGTACGAATGGGCACTGGGATTGAATTTAACAAACACATCAGTGAAAGCGTCGCCGATTTCTGAGAAACCTTCTAGCTCAACAAAACCCACAATACGGAAAGCCGCAGCAGTGGT